TCCACCGAAGCCGGTATCCAGGAATGGGACGAGCGGGAGAAAACCGGCCGCATAAAGTTTGCCGCGCATCTCGCCGAACTGCTCGAGGAGCGCCGCTACTACCACCGAAAGGAAGGCAAGATCGTCAAGATCAGGGACGATATCCTCTCGGCAGTACGCATTTTTTTGATGATGAAGCGCTTCGCCCGGGCCGGCGTCGGCATCGGCCCGACGGTCACCCAGCGCCGCGAGCCGAGCCTGGCTACAGGGATAGACTTCGACCTGTTTCCCTAGAGGCAGCATCATAGCCTAGCAGTGCGTTGTTACAAAGCGCCAATCCCAACATCCTCACCCTGCCCAGCAATGGGCGGTTCCTTCCTAGCCACTGGACCGGGGCATCCCGACGCCCCGGTCTTTTTGGGATGAGAGATGGCGGGCTTCAACAGATTGACCGGCTCGGCCTCCGGTGACCTCGGAATTGGAATGTCCACGGGTGTCGCTGGCGGTCTCGGCGATGCGCTCGGCCAGCAGGTCGGCGACATGACCGAGGAGGAGAAGCTGCGCAAGCGTCTCGGTCTTTCTGTGACGCAGCAGAGCGGCAGTCTCGCCGTCCAATCCCTGTTTGGAGGGATGAGTGGACGCAATACCTGACCTCACGACATACCGGCATGCCGAGGAACTTCGTCAGACCTGGCAGGCCCGGACGTTGCTGGGTTCATACGGTCACCTGAATATGTGTGTCCTGTCGGTCCTCGCACACAATTTCGACGACGCGATGCTGACGCTGCTGAATGTCCTTTTCCCCGGCTTCTATTCCATCAGAGCTCCGTTCCTCTGCTCGGCAGCCCGCATTCTCAAATCAGGACAGATCGTTGCCGACGTTGTCACCGCGGACGGCAGGATCGTGAAATGGGCGAAGCTGTTCGAAAGCGAGAAGGCGATGGAGGCGCAGTTCCGCCGCCTCGCCGACCGCCTCAAGCTCAATGATGAGGATCGCCGCGGCCTGTTTGTCGCCGTGAAGCGCTGGGTGGTCTGCGACTATCGCATCGACCCCAACATGAACCCGATGGACCCCGATGCTAAACGCCTCGTCGTCCACTGAGATCGCAAAGCTCAACGGCATTCCGCGGAAAATATCCGAGCGCGAAGCCGCGACCGTCTACTCCATCCTGCAGGAATTCAGTCAGCAGACGACCTGGCGAAACGTCTTCGCCGGCCAGTGGGAGGAGGTCGTGCGGCTGATCTGGCCGGAGCAGCGCAACACTTTCTTCTATGGCACCTTCAACTGGCCAGGCCAGAAGAAGACGCAGGACCAGGTCGATTCCTCCGGCATGCTGGCGCTCGAGCGGTTTACCGCGATCGTCGACTCGCTGCTAACGCCCGCGAATTCGATGTGGCACGGGATCGAGGCAACCGACGATTACGTGATGAAGGATCGGCAGACCCGGCTTTGGTTTGATGCCCTGACCAAGCTGCTGTTCAAATATCGCGGTGCCCCGCTCGCCAACTTCCGCGGCCAGAACAGCGCGAACTGGATGTCTCTCGGTTGCCTCGGCAATGCGACGATGTACATCGACGCCTTCGATGGGCGGCAGTTCCACGGCTACCGAGGCCTGCGCTATCGCTCCATCCCGCTCGGGGAGACCTTCTTTGGCGAAAACCATCAAGGACAAGTCGACCGAGTCATCCGCTGGTTTCGCGCTACGGCTTACCAAGCTGTACAACGATGGGGCATCGAAGCGCTGCCCTCCGGTCTTCATGCCGCCCTGCAATCTAATAGCCAATGGCGTTTCAACTTCCTGCATTGCGTGCGGCCGCGAGACGACTTCGACCGTGGCCGTCTCGACGCTCGCGGAATGCCCTTTTCTTCGCATTACGTTTCCATCGAGGGCCAGTGCCTGATGGCGCCGGAGGGCGGCTATCGCACCTTCCCCTATTCCGTCGCCCGGTACGATCAGGCTCCGAACGAGGTCTATGGCCGCGGGCCGGCGCAGAAGGTGCTGCCGTCGCTCAAGACCCTGAACGCGCAGAAGCAGGTCTACCTCAAGCAGGCCCACCGCAATGCCGATCCGGTGCTGCTGATCGCGGACGACGGCATTATCGGCATGGACATGCGGCCCGGCGCCCAGAACAAGGGCGGCGTCAACCAGGACGGCAAGGAGCTGGTGAAGACCCTTCCGACCGGAAACATTCAAGTGGCGCTGGAGATGATGCAGGAGGAGCGCGGCATCATCGACGATATGTTCCTCGTCAGCCTGTTCAAGGTGCTGTCCGAACATCCCGACATGACGGCGACGCAGGTCATCGAGCTCGTCAACGAGAAGGGCATCCTCGTCGCGCCAAAACTCGGCCGTCAGGAGACCGAATACCTGGGCCCGATGATTGAAAGAGAGATCGACATTCTCAATTCGTTGGGACTGTTGCCGCCGATGCCGCCACGACTGCGCGAGGCAGGGGGCGAATACCAGGTCACCTATTCAGGTCCGCTCGCCCTCTCCCGACGCGCGCAGCAAGCCGCCGGTTTCATCCGCACCGTCGAGACCGCGAAGGAAATCGCCAACATCACCCAGGACCCAAGATATCTTGACCCCTTCGACTTCGATGTCGCCCTTCCCGAGATCGCCGCGATCCAGGCCGTGCCGGAACGGTGGATGCGTGATCAGCGCGCGATGGATCAAATTCGCAAGGGACGTGCTCAGGCACAGCAGCGGCAGGAGCAGATTCAAGCGATGCCCGCGCAGGCAGCGATGCTCAAGGCGCAGGCTACGGTGGCGAAGAACCAACCCGGACTCGGAACGCAGGGGCTCGGAGGTCCGCAGTGAACGATACGACCGAGAAAATGAAGATGGCGCTTCGAACCATGATCGCCCTTCAGGGTGCCTACGACGAGTTGATGCGGGTCTGTGATGACGGCGAGACTGATGATGTTGTTGAGCCGAGGCTCACGAAGTTTCAATGCGCCATACTCGCGGCGATGACTAGCAAGGCGTTTACGTGACCGAGACAATTTCGGTCGAAGAATATGAAGAGGATGTCAAACACCTGGTCGTGGCTTTCCGAAGCTGCTTCACCGCCCCAGGCAGCAATCTCGCGCTCGGTCATCTCGCGGTGTTCTGCAAGGCCGACATGACCTGTGCAGTGCCGGGAGATCGCGATCGAACCCTGATCAACGAGGGCCGCCGCGAGGTGTTTCTGCTCATTCAGAAGTTTCTGAATCTCACAGCCGCTGAAATTACGACGCTTCGATTTGGTCGAATGAGGAGACAAGACAATGCCTGAAGCCGCCGCTGCACCCCCGCCCGCTCCCCCGCCGCCGGCTCCGCCTCCTGCCGCCAACTGGTATGACGGCAAGGCCGCACCCGAGATGCTCGGCTTCTGGCAGAACAAGGGCTACAACGCCGCCGATCCCGCGACCGTCGCGATCGAGGCGACCAAGGCCGCGATGCAGGCGCAGACCTTCATCGGCGCCCCGCCCGACCAGCTCATCAAGTTGCCGAAGGACGCCAACGACGAGGCCGGCTGGAAAGGCGTCTATTCCCGGCTCGGCGTTCCCGCGGAAGCCAAGGATTACGATCTCTCCAGCATCAAGACCGCCGACGGCAAGGACCTCGATCCGGCCTTTGCGGACATGATGCGGGCGGCTCTCCACCGCGGCAACGTCGGGAAGGACAAGGCTCCCGAGGTCGTCAAGGCACTCGTGAAGCACTTCACCGATCGCGAAGCCGCGCGCGCGACGGAGACCGCCGCACAACGAGCCGCGGAACGCGCCCAACTCCTCAAGGATTGGGGCAACAACGCCGAGTTCAATCGTCTCACCGCGATGCAGGGTGCGAAGCGGCTTGGCGTGACCGAAGAAGACGTTGCCCGATTTGAGAACATCCTCGGCTACAACAAGACCATGGAGATGTTCCGCAAGGTCGGCGCCGGCACCACGGAAGACACCTTCGTCGAGAGCAAGCAGGGCGGCCCGGTGACGACGGCGGGTACTGCAGCAGCCCGTAAGACTGAGCTGATGGCGGACAAGGCTTGGGTCGAACGATACCTCAATAATGGCACCGCCGAGCGGAATGAGATGGCAGCCATCAACGCATTGATTACGGAGGCAGCATGAGCGCGGTAAAGAAGGAACGGACGCCGGAGAAGATCGAGTCCGATAGGGCGCGCATGGCCGCAGTGCGCGCGAAGAAGGGCACGAAGCCGCAAGTGTCTGAAATCTCCCCTCAAATCGAACCGAAAAAATTAACACGGGTAGAACACAAGCGCTCTGCGTCGATCCCCGACGAGCTCGAAGGCCTGACCGCAAACGATTGCTGCGCCGCCTGCCGCCCCGATCGCTGCGTCATCAGCGGCGCCGCCATCTGCATTCATCCTTTCAAGAGCGGCATCCAATCCGCCTTTCAGACGCGGCCTGACGTGGTCGAACGATACAACCGGGCCAAGAAAATGCTGGCCCATGCGAAGATCGATCTGACCTGACCTCGTAGCAGTGCGTTGTTAAAGGATGCCGCGATAGGGCATACCCCGATCGCGTTTGATACCTGCGACTTCCGGTTCCCTGAAAGGGTACGAGCCGGAGCAGGACTGACGGCCCCCCGCCGGCTCAACGCCGGGGACACGGTCGAATGTTTGATTGACCCCCGCCTTCCGCGGAGACGGTCGCGACGTTCGGACCAAATCCCAATAGGGCGGGCAGTCATGTCTGAGAATCTGACCAAGCTTTACGTCACCGAATTTTCGACGATCCTCGTGCTCAAGCTGCAGCAGCGGCAAAGCAAGCTGCGCGGTTATTGCATGGAGGGCTATCACGTCGGCAAGCAGGCGAGCCCCATCCAGTACATCGGCGCCATTCAGATGCGGCAGCCGGCGGGCCGGTTCGCTCCGATCCAGCGCCAGGATGTCGACTTTACCCGCAGGTGGGTGTTTCCAGTAGATAAAGAGGCGTTTCAATATATCGATACTTTCGATAAGTTGAAAATCCTCCAGGACCCGACCTCGCAGTACAGCGATGTCGCGGCGGCTGCGGTGTCGCGCGAATGGGACGATCGCCTCATCGGCGCGGCCTTTGCGACGGCCCAGATCGGCGCGGATGCCGGCGGCCTATCCAGCGAGACCTTCAACACGACGCTGTTTCAGATCGCGTCCAACTTCAACGCCGGTGCTGCCGTCGGCCTGACCGTGATGAAGATGATCGAGGCCAAGCGCATCTTCCGCAAGGCACAGGTCGAGGTCGACAGCGAGTCGATGTGCTGGGTCACCAACTCACAGGGCGAAAGCGACCTGCTCAATCAGGTGCAGGTCGTGTCGACGGATTTCTCCGGCGCCAACCGACCCGTTCTCCAGGACGGCAAGGTCACCCGCTTCATGGGTTTTGATGTCAAGTATTCGGAGCGCCTGACCTCGACTTCGAACGTCCGGCAGAACATCGCCTTCGTGCGCTCCGGACTCTATCTCGGTATCTGGAAGGACACCGAGAACGACATCAATCGTCGCGTCGATCTCTCTGGTCTCCCGTGGCAGGTCGCGACTCTGAT